GTGCTGGCGCGTTCGCCGGACTGAGAGCCAATCAGTATCTTGGTCGGAATCGGGATGGTAGAGGCTGCCTCCTGGATATAACCCAGAAGAAATGGCGTCGGATCTGGCAGGCTGATATTCGGGAACTGAGCCTTCATTGCCTGCAAAAGCAGGCTAGTGTCAAAGCCTCGATTGTATTCGTCGGTTTGCTTGTCGAATTCGTCCAGGAACTCCGGAACCGTCATGCCGTTTGCTTGGGCAGAGGTTGCAATTACGCCGCCTTCGTCTGCCGTGAAGATCGGCGCAGCCTTGGCGTTCTTCCAGAAGCCAGCACCACCAGCTCCGCGCACTTTCTCATAGTCCAGAAGCGCATTAAGGCACGCTTCTAGCGCGGACTCACCATGTACGCCGCCAGTATCGGACCAGATATGAACACGGTCAGGATGGACGAGAAATGAACGGCTTTTCCCAGGGTCAGACTCGACGGCGGACTCATTGAACTGATACATCAACGGCTGGCCGTAGGTAGTGCTCTGCTGGTCGGTATCCCACTCGCTGACTTGTAGCTGCTCTTCGTAAACCGGTATAAGCTCGACGAGGGCATCCAGTCCTCCGGTCACGCCTTGCACCGGCTGGTCAAAATTCTTGCTGTCAGCGATGCGCAAAATAAGCGCACCGTACTCGCCAACGCGGGATTTCTCATCGGCTTGCGACAGCTTCTGCCAGAATGAAAGTCGGTCTAGCGCCTGCCGGATGCGGCGCTCGTCAGTGGTCTCTTCGTGCGGCTCTTGTCGCTCAAGAAGCCACGGGAATGACTGCCACGTCTTTTGTACCGGGCGCTGCACAACAGCCCGTGCCAAGCCGTTACGCTTGTACAGGTTGTAGAAGTCATTGAATGTGGGGTGTTCGGGCCACCCATAATCCTGTGCGTGCTGACAGGCGCGGCCCGTTGCCGTGAATTGTGATAGCCAAGCTGCCCGCGCAGATTGCCATGCGTTGATAACGCGTTCTGCTGTACCCATTAGGTGGATTCCGTCGACGAGGAATTCATAATGGGTTAGTTTAGCATACTAGCGGCGGCGCTTAGGCTTGTCGTTCTTATCCGCCGTCCACACGCCGTACAGCGTGAACACTAAGAAGAACGGGAACACGTAGAAAGCCAGAACGCCAACGAAGATCATGGCTACTAGCGTGAACAGTGCAGCCACTACGAACGCGACTGGAATTCCAAAGAAGATCCGAACAGCGATGCTGTGCCGCTGAGGCTTGCTGTTTTTCAAAACTGATTCGTCTACTGTGAAAGTCATTCCACCACCTCCTGGTACTCAATGAAGATAGTGACATCGTGCATGATTATCGAACTGCCCATATGCCCGATTTCTTCTCCATCGCTAAACTTTGCGTTATGCACATCGCACTGATCGCCTTCGATCTTGTTTGCGAGTTCGCGAAGACGACGAACTGTGTCTTGGTTTTTCATGCCATGCCTCCTTTGTTGGTACCCACACAATAAAACGCAATCGCATGGAGGGCTAATTGATTATTTCTATCGTGGTCTTCTGCGTAATAGGATTGATGGCTGGGAAGCTGTTTCTTGGGGCGCAAATGCCATGATGAACGCGTCAGCCATGTTGGGAGAGCGTACGTCACGCTTGGCTAGATCCTTCTTGCTCTCGACCTTAACCTTGCCGCTAGGATCGAAGTCTCGTAGCGGCGTAGACAGCTCTGTCTTCAAAGCCTCAAGCTCGTCTATACCGCTGCTAATGCTGATGATCTCCGATTCGTCGCAAGGGTTGCCGTTTACTACCCATTCGTGGGTTTTGCGCAACCTGTCCGCAACCATCCACCATGCCTGCGCCTTGATGTTGGAAAACTGGTCCTTGTTCAGAACCTTGGGCATATACTCTTTGTCGCCGTCAACGACACGCCCGCCCGCGTTGAACTTGCGAAAGGCTATTTTGTTCACCGGCCTCTTGGCATCGTTAAGCTCGTCGAACTTGGCACCCGCAGAAGCGCCTACGCCGATGGAGTCATAGATGATCTCTGACCCAGACTCCTCGGCCGCCTTGTACACGCGCATGCATGACTTTAAAAGCTCGTTCTCCAGCCCCTTCCATTGCTCTACCTTTGTCACCAGCTGGCCGTGTGCGTGAGCCATAGCGTTCTTGTCCGTGCCATCATCAGCAACGTCGAATCCTATGCGCCTTGTGCCGGAAGGATCAATTCCTAGCTTGATGTGGGCGTCTACTGCCGCCTCAAGCCAGGATCGCTTAATGACTGCCCGCTCGTTATCGCTGCGCGGCACACCAAGGTAGATATGCTCGAATTCTTCGGGGTCTTTTAGCTTGGCCTCGGCGATAGTTTCAAGCATGGTGTTAGACAAGAATGGATTTTCGTCGAAATTGATCTTTCTGACTATGGAATTCTTGGGCGGGCTAACTACGAAGTTGCGATAAGCGAAGTCAGAATCAAGCCTAGGATTGAATACACACCATACCTCCGAGCCCTCCTTGCGGATAGTTGGCTCAAGGACATCCCACATAGCCTGAGTTAGGGCGTGCGCCTCTTCCAGCCATAGCACGTCAACGCCTTCCATGGACTTGATCTCATCAATGTTGCGCGCCAGACCGTAGAAAAGAAACTCTGACCCGGTAACCTTGTGTATGATCTTTGACTTCTGGAATTCATACTCGTGATACACGCCGAAACGCTCTGCTTGAACCTTAAGCAGTGAATAAACGCTTTCCTCGATCTTGTTTTGGAAGTATCGCGTACACAAGAATTTTACGCACACGGCGCGAGACATGCGGATAGCGTTGGCCGCCGCGTCCCAGCTTTTGGAGCTAGCGCGACCGCCATACAGAACCTTGAATCGAGATGGCCGGTTCCACACGTCGCGAAGAGCCGGATTCATCGAAGGCTTATTCGTCGTCATTCTCTTCCAACGTGGCATAGAAAGACGACGCGCCTTTTGGCGTCATGCTACCGTCGCTAGAAGTGTGATTGACTTCGCTCTTAGTGCTATACCCGTGCTTGGTCAGCAACATGCCAGCGATATTGGCGTTGAACTTCTTGTTAAGACCGCCGTTCAACAGCGCCAGTTCCTGCTCTGCCTGCAAGTCATCCAAGATCGGATTTATGATATCCGGGCTGTGCTGCTTCCACCGGACTATAATAGTGCCGCGAGACACGCCAAGATGGCGCGACATCCCCGACACGCTAGGAATCTCGTGCCCGTATTCCTTGTAGTTCTCGACGTAATCCCGGCACCGTTCTGCCATTTCTTCGTCTAGTAAGCATGCTGGCATGGGCTTAGTCCTCGCACAACGTATTGATTATCGCCGCCTGCTGATCTGAGTAGGCCCACAGGCGATCTATGTATTCCTCGACCTTTCGGTATTCGGTGTCACCTAACGCATCCCATAAGTTGCCCCGGTCGACGTTTGGCAACACAGGAGTTGCAGGCGCTTGGCATTCAGGCTCTACGGCGACGTACTTGGTCGTAGTGCAGCTAGCGACGCCAAGAACCAGAAGGCCGCTCAGTGCTAGGGCGCTCAGCGTGCTCTTTCTCAATCTCATTGGACTTGACCTCGGCTTCATGCTGCGCCTGTGCGATGTCGTTTTCCTTGGTGCGCGTTTTTTCGCTCACTTTGAGGCTGTCTTTGGCCTTCTGCGCAGATTCTCGCGCACTGTCACGCTGACCCTTGACCACGTACAGGGCGGCCAGGAGGATAGCGCCCAGCGCTGCGCCTACTCCTGCGATGTATTTCCAGATGCCGCTGAAGAAACCCATATTTTTTTACTCTCTGGTGTTGACTTCCTTGCTTGCTATGATAACCTATAGGTCCTGAGGCACATTATTGACTATCAATCACAGCAAGCAGGAGGAGTTATGTGAACCTTGGCGAAGTCTCGACATTTGGAGTTGTAAAGCTGTTGTAGGCCACCGACAAGGTGGCCTACGTCGTTTCAGGCTTCGAGATTTTCGCATCCAGCTTGGCTTTGACCTTGGGCTGCTCGATGCCGCGAAGGTATAGCCCAGCCGTGTTAATGAGCGCGCCCGCAATACCGAAGATTGCCGGTGGGATAACACCTTGCCAAAACGGCAGCACCATCTGTAGGAACACCACGACGCTAAGCATGTGTGCTTGGTTAGACCAGAGTTGCATCCAGACTGATGCTTCGGGGGTCTTTTTCATCTCAACACTCCTTTCTCCGAATCAGCCTGATACCGTTCGCCCTTGCGATCTCACCAAGCTGGCAAACCTCAGACTTCAAATCTTTGATCTTGACTAGCCGGTCGTTCGCTGTGCGCTTCCAGTAGCCCCAATTTCCTTCCGCACGCTGCGCACGCTTCTCCATTTCGGATAGCTTAAGCTCTGCGGCGTAGGCTTCTCCAGCCTGCTTCCCGGCCTCTGCTCGCTCGTACTGGACGGTTGCGAACAGTTGGGAGTTGGCCGCCATCATACGGACGCTGGTTTCCCATGCATTGCCGGCGTACCAAAAAGATGATGCTGCAAGTCCTAGGCATATGGCCGCAATGACCAGGAGGCTCTTGTTGCTTCGCCGAAGCCATCGGGCCTCGCGGTGTAAGTTTTTATGGTCTACCTTGTCCGTCATTTCTTACCGCCGCGATTAAATAAAGCCTCAAGGAATGGACGCAAGAATCGCGCGCCGAGAAAGCCTGAAACTGCGCCAACGAACAACGCGAAACCATCGGCGGATTCCGCGTCTGCCCCGAACCACGTTATTGCCAGCGCAAGCACCGGCTTTGATACGGAAACTATGACGCCGCAAATGATCGCCTCGGCAACGTCGCGCATGGTGATTTTGACGTTATCCATGTATGCGCGAAGAAGGGTAATGAAAATGCACAGCATGCCAGCCGCGACAAAACTCCAATTACCGTTTAGCCAAAGCGCCAGCTTCCAAGTGTTAATGTCTGTAGGCTCTGGGGGCATTCGTGCTGTGTCCATTGTTGATGCGCCCCTTGGCGCTTACTTCTTTTCTACTTCGTCGTACCAGGATGTTGGCGTATCGAACAGTCGTTTCTCAGTCTCACGGCGACGAACCAAACCGTCTAGCATAACACCGTCATCATAAACCCAGCGCTTGAATTGATCTGACGCCCCTTGATAGTCGCCATCGTTTAGCAGGCGGAGGAGTGTGGATTTTGAAAGTTGACCCGCGCCAAGGTTGTAGGTGAAACTGACAAGGGCTGAGAACTGGTTGGCGTTGAGCGGCGAGGTAACGTAACGTTCTACAGCCCGCTCTGCGTCAGACAGGTCTTCGACCAGATATTGCTCTGCCTCTGGCTCGGTTATCCTGTCTCCGAGCTTTACGCCGCGTGTGTGGCCGTAGCCGATGGTAGGAACGCCTCCCGTGTCTAAGTACGCTTCAAGGCGCAATCCCTCGAAGTGCTTGATTAGCTCGATTCCTGCTTGGTTGGTTTTCATTGCGGGCACGTGGTGGAAAGTTCAGTCTACATAGTTTAACACATAAGAAAGCCGCCTCGTGGTCGTGGCGGCCGTTATTGTGACAGCAAGCGTAACCGCGGGCAGCATTCACACTCAATCTACATAGTTCCCCCGTATATATTCCACGTCAACATACCTAGCATCTTTCCAGTTCTTAATATCGGATGCCTCGATTTTAATCTTTTCTCCTGTATCATCGTCTGTTGCAATATAATGCAAAACTCTTCCACAACTATAGTACGGTTTGACGTTGCGAATAGCCGTGTCCGTTGCCTTATTGTAGAGCATCATTTTATTTACCTGCCGTGTCGTTGTGTGCATGGCCCAACTATAGTGCCTGTTGATGGTGACGTCAACACTTTATTTTTGGAAAAAGAAAGCCGCCTCGCGGGCGGCTAGCTTAGCTCCAAATATCCTCCGGCACCCACTCATAGCAGATGAAGTGGGGTGCGCCGGTGTAGGGCATGGCGGCTAGGGCTGCGCAGGCCATGAAGAATGTTCGCCTTGTCATGATGCCTCCTAGAAATAGCAACGCCCCGAACTTTCTCGGGGCGTCTAGTATTGGCTTGTCGCTTCACAGCGGCCAACCCATTGCAGATAGCCTAATGGCTGGTCACCCCCTTTGGCCTCGCGGCTGGTAGGTTTAGTGTACACCAATGCCACTCAATAAAAAAGGCCCACTGGTTAGAGTGGGCCTTGCGCGCATCCGCTGTCGGCAATGCCAGTGAGTCGGGGAGCACTTCCGCTGATCAGGCGGCTTCTTTTAGATCCCAGAGTTTTACGCGCATTGCGCCACAACCTTCTTACAGGTTACCGCCACTCTTTCAACCGGGTCTGGTGGCTTTCAAAAACCCGCACGATTTATGCTTCGTCGATAGGCATGGCGGGTGTGTAAATCCCGGTTACTGGCTCCGGGGCAAGCGTTACGCACTTGCAGGTTATCATGCATCGCGCAATGCCTCAAACGTAGCGGCCACTGAATTGCTAAAAGTGATGCGACTCGTCACCTCTCCCGGCTTGGCCGACCCCGTACTGTGGGCGTGGCGGGCTATCTCATGGACCCGATTGACCCCGCAGTTTGTCGCATCGGTGGAATGCCATTGAGACTCACGGCTTGAGCCGCATCTGAGCGGGACACTCCCCGATGCCCACTCCTTTAGGCCGAGTGGGCTTGCCTTAATCCGGAACCTCTTGAGCATTCCACTCTAGGGTGCGAACCGCTTTCGCGGCGGGCGGGCGCTTTCACCGGTCTGCGCTACCTAAAATACCCGACTCCCAGTGCGTCCACCGGGTGATATCCGTTACCGGATCGCAAGTTGCGCTTCACCGCCTGGATATGTGGCGGGATAGGCGTGCCGGGGCAAGCTTTACAAGTCTAGCACATGTTCCTAGCTATTGCTAGTTTTTAGTAGTCACTTGCGCATCAGCTCTGGAAACCTATCGCCTAACCACTGCTTTCCATCCTTGCTGTGAGTCGCAACCTCGTCAACCTCTCGCATGACAGGATCGGGCGACTGCATGTCTGTAGTTAGCCAGGCGCGCTCTGCAGCGCGCAACTTCCGATTGGCAAGTCGCTTGTCCTGCTTCTCGCTATCATTGCACGTCATGCCGGTTATTGGCGTTTTGCGGCGGCTTCGGGTCATGATAGCTCATTCCCTGTTCCCGCATCATAGCAACGCACCCTGCCGCCCGTTCCAGTGTCTCGCGTCATGGCGTACTCGACGGCTTCCCCGGCGCTCTTGCCGTGGTCGCATGCGGCCAAGGCGAACTCCGATCCTGATCCATATGCTTCGATGCAAGTAACTGGCGCGCGCGTTAGCACGCCACGGCTAGAACATACCCATTTAAGCTCGCCATGATCGACAACGAATCCCTGTGCGTTATTCGAGTCGGGAATCGCGTCACCTGGGTATGCCGCAACCAACTCATGCGCATCATGCACGCCGCCGCACAGGAAGAAAACGCAGTCGCGAGACTCGTAACGCTTGTCAAAGTCATCGCTAACGATCAAGTTTCCGCTTGTCATGCGCGTGTCGCAGGCAATTACGCCGTCCTTGTAGACGATTGTTGTCATGATATTCCTCTTATAAGATTAAAACTTATTGCCTTTTGAGTGATTTTCTTTAGCCGGAATTATCTCAAGGTTCCAAGGCACGTGAAGCCCTGATACTTTCCTGCCCTGCAATGGCACAACATGGTCGACATGCACATCCTCGCCATTAGCCCTACGCACAGCTGCTTCTGCGTATATTTCCCGCATCTCTTTATCGTGGCCCGGCAGTGTTCGTTGTAGTTTTGCGGCGCGGCGTTTGGCTTTTCTAAAATAAAAATCTTATTTATTTTTATCATAATATTTTTTTGCGCTATCTGGATTTTCCTCCCTCCAAATCCTTTTTCTTTCTAGTTCCTTGTCCCTGTTTTTCCAGTGGTATCTCTTGTTTGCCTCTCTCCTATCTACTCTGTGCTCTTTGTTGTACTTTTTTGAGTACTCAATCGATTCATCTCTTTTTGATAGATACCTTTCCTTGTTTTTTTCTGAAGTGCAATCTACACAGGGGCCGCACACATACCTTTCCGCAACATGCCCATGTTTGCAAGGCTTGCCAGTGAAGTACCGCTTCAATCCTTTAGCCTTGGCATCCTTCCTGCTAATAATTTCCATCATTCACCTATAAAAAAATGGAGACACTGCGAAGGTGGTGTGGCCGAGAGGGGCCCATCGCAATATCTCCATCGTTTTACTCTCGATACTAGGCCACCACAGCCAGCGGCTATTATATCATGCTTTTATTTTTGATATCAGGTCGGGCCGAAATCCCGACCAACTCTCCTCACCATCAACGCTGTCGTGAACAACGACGAAAGGCAAGGATCGGCATCCCTCGCGCTCAAGCATGTCTCGATACTGATCTGCGTCCTCGACCGTGTAATCGATGTCTGCTTTGTCAAGCGCCCGATACGTGGCATTGCACTGTACGCAGTTGTCGCGGCTGTAGATTGTGATGGTTTTGGTCACGCCTTTGCTCTCCTCTTCTTCGCTTGCTCCATGCGCCTAAGCTGCCGTGTTGATGGCATACCCTGGCGCTGCCTTGGTTGGTTGCGCTGCACTTCTCTGGTCACCCCTCATACCCTCCCAGACGTGAGGCGGCCAGAGTGATGGCCTCGCGCCTGCCGGCGGCGACATCAGAATCCTTTTCGTGGAAAATGCTCACCGCATTGATTCCAACAGCGGAGCACGTCGTTCGATGGCTATACGGCGTTACCTGAATATGAAGTCGGCTCATCAACCGAAACGCGTCTCCGTCGTCGGTTAGCGGGTTCCACTCATCCTGCACCCCGATCAGTAGCAACGCATTCTCGTCGTCGTTCATGCGGCACGGCTCGTATCCGGCCGCCCTCGCCGCACACTCCAGCATCTTTCTTTCTTCGTTGGTCATTACCAATCCCCCATATTCTCTTCGCCAGCGTGGTAGTCCTCTTGGTATTCCTCATCATGCAGCATGATCGCCCACGCTGCAAAGATCGAGAATCCGATGAAAACTGCCGCCAGTCCGCAGCCGATGATTGCTAGTGTCATTACACCCCCTCCCGATAGTCAGATGGCGTTTCGAACCACTCTATCCACCACAACGTGCCTAGTTATGTCTTTCTGCCACCCTCCCGGTAAAGATTTATATTCATGCCTCCATATCCGGTATGGTCTAGGCTCTCCAGAGCTGCCCGTAGGCAGCTTATTTGCCGCATCCTGCGCGTCCTTTTTGCGGTCAAACCATTCATAGTCCCACAAGTGAGACTCATTCGGCCCGCTTTGTAAGCACCACCTTATTGTCATTTCCTAACCTCACAGGAAGTTTGAAAGCCTTTTAATAACTACTCTGGCAAGCGATTCACACCTCTCCCTTTCAATAATCCCCTTTCGACCACATACATTAACCTCGTAATCGTAGGCAGAAAGCCATCCTGAAAGCTCATCAATAACCTTGAGATCTGATGCGGCCAAATTGGCAAGCTCTATATCAAAGTCTGTAGCTGTGTTTTCTTTACTCACATCCACCTCCTAACCCTAGCTCTGATTATCAATGCTGACCAGACCAAATAAAAGCACGCGGTAAGGGCCTTGTCAAGTAGGCGCGTGGTCATGGTTTTGGGGCTGAGGAAATTAGCTCACCCCAGATGTCCTTCATTTTTCCGCTGCAAGTCACCATGTGCCAATATAACCGTCTATACATCTTATCTGTTTGCTCAACCGGCACCGTCACCCATGGCTCGTCGGGCGATGGGATGCGGGGGCCGATCTCGTCAAACCAGTGGTCGGTGAACGCCTTATCCAGAACGACCCACTCGCCGTTGTAATACTCGCAACACCCCCATACACCATCCAGCTTGGTGTGATACCACCCTTCCTGTCGTTCGCTCATTTCCATTCCTCCATCATGCGCTGCTCGCGCTCCAAGTTCTCGTAGTAGGTGGCCATGTCGTAGCCATTGGCTGCGTCTAGTGTACGGTACACGTGTTTGTTGTAGTATGCAACCGTTCCGACACCTTGTGGGTGCATCACAAGCTCATGCCCTAGCCGATCCGCCATCCACTTTGCAACTGCTGCCGAACGACTCATGCCAGCCGTGCAATGAACGAATACGTGGTCGTAGCTGGAAACGATGCGAGACAAGTAGGTTGCCTGGTTGATGTCAAACATGACAAGCCCGCCACACGGTGTTTCCGTGTCATCGAATTTGATCGTATACCAGCCGTCGTCCAGCGCGAACAAGGTTTCTTCGTCTGGGTGTCGAATCGAGATCCCGATTGTTATCCCCGACACGACGCATTCTTCTAATTCTGCACTGTCGTTGATATCGGCGGCAATGTGCGCCGGAACGAACGTAACTGTCTTGCTCATACTGCCCTCTCTGTTCGCTTCTAAGCGTCGCTATCGTTTACCCTATGCGTCGACCTTGGTTTTCTGTTTTTGCTTCTTGTACGCCCGCGTTGGTGGCTTCCTGCTCATATTGGCCGCTCTCGTCGTCCCTGCGCTGCATTTCAAGCCACCAGTCTCGCCATTCTTCAGCCAATGTCATCGCGGATCTCCATCTTCGAATGCCCATGCTCGATCTGGAATACCAGGGCGGCTGTTTTGAGTGCTTGGTACTCGCCTTCGCTTAGGATGATAGATCCATCTGCATCTGGCCCATGCTCGCCCACATCCGCAATCGTCTCGGCGTTGCGTGCTGCCAGTTCTGAATAGGTCATGGTACTTCTCCTCTCTGGTTTCGCCAAACATGGCACCTGGTGCCCGGCGCGTCAAGCTAAAATTACGTTTTCCGGCCCAAATTACGCTAGCGTAATGGATCGTAATTGGTAAGCTGTTGTTTTGTATGGCAAAAACTCAAAAATACGCAAAATACGCCAAAACGATAATACCCCTATAGAAGATATCATGTGAAAATAAAGATACCCCCCTATACTAATACTTTTTACTGTAAATTTGTTTGTTTTGTAATGTGGCCTTTATTTTCATGTACTTAACCGCGTACGTTAGTCTGCTAACGACATCACAAAACGTACGTGGCGTAAGCGGATGTAGTACTTGCCGTACATCGATCGCTGGGGTCTGAATACACAATGCTGTTAATACATGTATGATATGATATGCCATATCGCCACAAAGGAGCCGCGAAATGATAATTGAAAAAGGCATCGAGCCGCCAACCAGAAACCGATACCCGTTCGCCACGATGGAGGTTGGAGATTCTGTAGTTGTAGATGGAAAAAGGGCATGCAATACCGATTGCCCAGCTTACAACGCAGCAATGGTATACGGATATAGGACGGGCAAGGCGTTCTCAGGAAAGCGCGTTGCTGAGGGAAAAGTCCGAATCTGGCGCGTCCAATAACGCGGTCAGTCCATTACCATTGGACACGGTTCACGGATGGACGCCAAAGCGGCACAGGCGTCCATATTTGGCAGGCAAAAATAAACCCCGCCGTAGCGGGGTGTAAAGTGATGCGTCTCTGATCATTCGGATCGCATTTCATCGGTTACTTGGCAGTGCATGCGAATGAAAACACCTTCGGCGCTATCCTGATCAATTGGTAAACCCTCGTCATCGACAATCCCCTCGTTGCGGCCTTCAACAACTCCATAAGTTCCGTCAAGATAGTCTGCGTTAGAAAGCTCAAACCAATATGTAGTGCTGCCATTCATCCGGTTTTGATCTTTCTCTTCGAAAGTTGCGATAGCCATGACATTCTCCCTGGTGGTTTCCGGTGGGCGTCTCCCGATCCGATGAGTTCAGTATAGCAACGCTGTTTTTTTGTTGCAAGCGATTTATGAAAAAAAATACCCGGCGCATGGCCGGGTTGGGTTTATGTGTTGCCGTTGGGCTACTCCACCTTTCGATAACCCGCGTCGTAAAGGGCTCGGCAGGTGTCTTCAGGCGATAGGTGCTCGTCGGTCAC